GCCCGCGATGGCGAGGTACGCGACGCTCACCGGCACCTCGACGGCCAGACCGTCAACCTCGGCCAGCCCTTCGTGATTCAGGAGGGCGAATATGCGGGCCGCAAAGCCATGAATCCAGGCGACTTCGACGCGGCTGCGTTGGTCGTCAACTGTAGATGCACCGTCTTACCTGTGGTGACCAATGAATGAGATTGTACGCCGGGACTTTCACGCCGTTGTCAAAGAGGTTGACGGCGTAAAGCGCGTGATGTTTGTCGCCTCCACCTCCGATACCGACCGCTATGGCGACGTGGTGGATCAGGCTTCCTGGGACCTCGCCAACTACAACGCGAATCCCGTGGTGCAGATTGACCACGATTATTGCGTCGAATCCACCGTAGGGCTCGGGAAAGCTACCATCGGCGACGTGGACGGCAAGCCCGCCCTGATGCTGGAAATGGTCAAGTGGTCCGAACGCCCGATGGCGCAGGAAGTCAAAATGGACGTGGAAGCGGGCATCCTGTCCGCTGTCTCCGTCGGCTTCCGCCCCGGCCGCGCTGTCTCCCGTCGGACCTACCAGCCGGAAGATCCTCTCTATGCAGAGGATGGCGGCTATGTCTACTTCAACTGTGAGCTTCTGGAGGTGTCCATTGTGGCCAGCCCCGCCAACCCCAGAGCCGTAGCCGTCCGCTCTGCCCCCTCGCTGGACATCGGCGCCATCGCTGATCAGGTGTTGGCGCAGGTGCTCTCCCGACTTACCCAGGCGCAGCAGCTTGCGGCGCCGGTAGAAACCAAAAAAACCCAGTCTCTCGCAGACTTTCTCAACAATCGATAGGAGTCCCCTATGGAACCCGCAGCCGTGATCCAGATCTGCCAGGAGGCCAAGGCGGTCCTCCCCTCCCTCCAGAACAACCAGACCGCGCAGCAGCGCGCCATCGACGACCTCACCGTGAAGTTTCAGGCGCTGTCCGAGGCCCGGATCAACAACGCCCGCGAAATGGCCCCCACCGGGGAGAACATGACGAAGTTCATCCGGCCTGACGGCGGGGTGGCCCTCCGCTCCGGTGTCGTGCGGCAGCAGTTCGCCGGGCAGCCGGTGGATGTTGAGGTGGATGGCCTCTTCGACAGCGCCCCCGTGGACAACTGGCACCTTGAGCTGCTGAAGCTCGCCGCCGGTCGGCACTTCGCGCGGCGCATTCTGTCTCGTGGCCGTGACCACGCCTCCACCCCCTCGCTGGACAAGCAGATCCTGAACCACCTCGCCAAAGGCCCCCGCTCCATCCGTGGCGCGGTGGAGCGGGCGATCAGCGACACCGCCGGGTCCGGTGCCGAGTGGATTCCAGATACCTGGAGCAACCAGCTCTATGAAGAATACTACACCCCGGCGGGCATTGACGCCCTGTTCAATGTGGTGGACGTGCCCGGCCCCATCGTGATCCCCGGCATCAGCGACACCATCCGGCCCTACATCAAAGGCAAGGTATCGCAGGACGACCCCGCCAAGTATGTGGCCTCCACCCCCACCACCAGCAACACCACGATTGACCCCGTGGGCCTGGCCGCGCGGGTGCTTCTGGACGACGCCGCCACCGAAGACAGCATCATCCCCCTGCTCCCCGAGATCCAGCGCCGCCTCGCCCGCGCCATCCGGGACGCCTACGAGGATGCCATGATCAACGGCGACACCGCCGCGACCCACCAGGATGCTATCGCTTCCTGGAACATCCGCAGCCGGTGGGGCGCTTCCGGCCTCGGTGGCTCCGCTGACCACCGCCGGGCCTTCCTCGGGCTCCGTGCGCTGGCCTACGACCGCTCCCTGACCGTGGACCAGTCCGCCGCGCAGACCGTGGCCAAGGTGATGGAGGAGCTTCTGGGCGGGCTCGGCGAGCGCGGCAACATGAACGCCGTGATCCTGACCAGCCCCGAAGTGTTCTTCAAGAAGATGCTGACGGATTCCAACGTGCTCACCGTGGACAAGCTCGGCCAAAATGCGACGCTGCTCAACGGCCAGCTTGCCGCGATCTCCGGCGTGCCCGTGGTGATGACGCGCTGGCTCTCCGCCGATCTGGCCAACACCGGGCTCTACGCCGCATCCGGCGCCTACTCCGGCGTTCTGGCGGTTGCCCGTGAGGAGTTCGCACACTACCAGCGCCGTGCGAGCATGGTGGAGGTGGACAAGGACATCACCGTGGGCGCCTACAACCTTGTTGCGACGCTCCGCCGGACCTTCAAGACCTTGTCCGGCTCCTCCTCCGCCGTCGTCCGCTACGGCTACAAGTGGCTGGGCTGATAGCCTGATCCGGGCGCTCGTCAGGGCGCCCGGCTTCCTCCTTCTCTACCTTTCCCCTTGAGGTTCCCATGATTGACCGCATTCTCCTCCCTACCGCCGTCGTGTCGGGCACCGATGCCACCGACGATGTGTACGTCCACAACTACAGCGCCGATACCGTGGCGGTGGACAGCATCGACCTGATGCCCAAGACCTCGGTATCTACGCACGCCTCCAACTACATCACCACCACCGTTTCCATCGGTGGCACCACGGTGGCGACCCACACTACCAACAGCAGCGGCGGCTCCGCGCTGACGGCAGGCACCCGGCTGGCCATGACCCTTTCCGGCACCGGCAAGCAACTGGAGATCGCAGCGGGTAGCTCCATGCGAATCCAGGTGAGCAAGAACGGCACCGGCCCCGCCTACAGCAACCAGATCGTTGCGACTGCCCGCAGCCTTCGCGCTGGCCTGTAATCGGTGAGGCACCGCGCGATTCTGCACCCGCAAAGAGGTTTACCCGATGGCGCTGATAACAACGACAGAGGCAAAGCAGCAGATCCCTGGGCTCTCCGGCTCGGACGACGACGCCTTGCTGACGGAGTTGATCAGCGTTGCGGGTGCAGCAATCGCGGACTACCTGGGCTACCCTCCGATAGCGGCGGGAGCCCAGCCGACGGCGGAAGCGGCGGCGTATGTCCGCTACATGGATGGACCGGGGGGTGTTGAGCTTCGGCTTGAGATCCTGCCGGTCAACTCCATCACGTCTATCTACGACTCCCCGGACCGCTCCTATGCGGCGGCGGACCTCGTAGCTTCCGGCGACTACACGCTGGAGGAGCCCAACAACGGGCTGGTTCTGCTTGACTGGGACGCACAGCACGGCTCATGGTCCACCGGACGCCGCGCCATCAAAGCGAGCTACAACGCTGGCTATTCGACCGTCCCCGACTGGCTGCAACACGCGGCCCGGCTGACGGTGCGGCACCTCTGGGATGTACGCATGACCCAGGGCGAAAGCAGTAAGAGCGGCGGCGGCGTGAATATGAGCCTATTAGACCCTGGCCTTCTCCCCAAAGAGGCGATGGACCTGCTACGGCGGCGGCGTCTGCCCCGCTGCATGGTGCCCGTATGACCACCACGCTCACGACGGTAGGGGTGGAGCTGAAATCCGCCCCCAAAGAGCTACAGCGCGCGCTCGCCAAGGCCATCGCCGCTACGGCGTTGGTGGCAGAGCGGCAGGCGAAGCTGAACCTGACGACGACACTTCACGCCCGCACGGGGCGCCTGCGGAACTCGGTGCGCTCTGTGATTCAGCAGACCCCGAGCCTCACAGAGCTGCTGCTACAGGCGGGTAGCGAGGGCGGCGATGTGCGCTACGCCCGTATCCACGAAGAGGGCGGCGTCATCGTGCCGGTGCGCCGGAAGTGGCTGGCCATCCCGCTCTCGGTCGCCAAGACCGCCGCCGGGGTGAGCCGCTACCAGACGCCGCGCGATGTCCCGGACCTGCACTTCGTTGCTGGCAAGCGCCCCGGTACGGCATACCTTGCCAAGCCCGACGGGAAGCCGTGGTTTTTGCTCACAAAGCGGTCGGTCATCCCGGCCAGGCCCTACCTCCTCCCCGCCCTGGAAGTCGCCGCCGATGGGCTGCGGACCGGGCTCGAAAAGCTGACCCGTGACGCGCTGGCCCTGGAGGGCTCTTGAGTACCGCAAGCGACATTATCGCCCGCGTCCGTACCACGGTGGCCACGGTATCGGGACTCTCCTCCGACAAGGTGATTCGGGGCCGCCCCAACACGCTTGCAGAAGGCGGAAGCCCGCCGGTGGCCTGGGTCTTTCTTGAGTCGCTGGTGAGCAACTACGGCCCCGACCTGACCAGCTACCAGCGCGATCTGACCGTGGGCATCGTGGCGGTTGGCGCTTCCGGCTCCGGCTACGCGGCCCGCGAAGATGCGGCGCTGACCCTGCTTGACGGCATCTATGCGGCTCTGGAGGCGGATACGACGCTGTTGGGTTACCTGACCGTCGCGCCGGTGCTCTCCGGCGAGGTGGGCATCGTGGCCAGTATGCCGGGCGTCGTGGGGGTGGAAATCAAGATCCAATGCCAGTACCAGATGGAACAGGGGGGCGGCCTATGAGCTGGGCGAGGGTCACACGCAGCGGGACGACCTACATCCCGACGCATCGCTGGTCAATCTCCCTGGACGGCAACGGCAGCGCGGCGGACTTTCAGATCACGGTGCCCGCCGACCATCCCTTCTGGGAAGTAATCGACAGCAACGGCTACGAGCTACAGATTACAGATAGCGATGGATATACCGTCGTTTCCTACCAGCTTTCCGGTTTCTCGTACTCCACCAAAACGCTCGCCATCCAGATCGACGCCTATACCGCTGTGGCTGGCATCCAACAGATTTGGCTCTACGCCGGGATGAGCGGCGCCCCCTCGGGTGCCTCCGTGCTCACGATCACCTCTGCCCGCGCCGGCTACCTGGACCCCGCAGAGCCCGCCTCTCCGGTCATCGCCGCGCTACCCGAGCGCCCCGGCGACACCGAGCCCGCCGTGCGGTTCAGCAAGCAGGCGGCCGAAGAAACGTGGGTCACCCTGGATCTATCGCCCGTCCTGGTCCGCAAGGCTCAACCGACCGGCGACAGCACGGTGAAGCACGACGAATGGGAGGAAATCAAGACCGTCACCTATGCGATCTATGCCGGGGCCTCGGCACAGGCGGCGATGGTAGACGCGACCTCTCCCCGCGTGCAACAGGGCCGCTACATACGGTTCCTTGTAAAAGCCGGGACAAGCGGCACAAACTACACTTTCCGCGCGACCATCGGCACGACCTACCCGGACAACGCGATGGGTCGGACGTTGGCGCGCTCCTTCAAGCTTCAAGTCTACACTGTCGCAGAATAAGGGGGCTCTATGGCCTACAACTTCGGACTCGGTACCCGCCTCTCCTTCGGGGAGGAAAGCACGGCAGGAACGCCGGTCAGCACCACCATCGGCGCACGCATCCGCTCCGTGGACTTTCAGGAGAAGCGGCAATACGAGGATGTTCCCTGGCTTGTTGGCTCCGGCTCGACCCGCAACGCCAACGCGGAAATCCTTACGAATACCGACGTGGCCGGTACGGTGGAGCTTGACGCCTGCTATGCGGGCGGATGCCTTGGCCTCCTCCTGAAACACGCGCTCGGAAGCGTGTCCACGACCGGTAGCGGCCCCTACGCCCACGCTGTGAGCCTCGCCGCCGCCCTCCCCAACCCGCTCACCATCGCCGTAGAGCGCGGTACGTCTGGGGCTGACGATGTGCTGGCGGGCTGCATGATCAACCGCCTCACGCTCTCTTGCGCCAAGGGCGAGACGATGCGGGCGCGGGTGGATTTCATCGGGATGAGTGCGGCGGCGCGGACCACCTCCACGCCTTCCGCGCTCACCTCGCTGGCTTCGACCTACCTGATCAAGCATACGCACGCCGGGGTGTTGGCCTTCAACTCGGTCAACTACACGCTCAAGAGCATCGAAATCGTGATTGACAACAAGCTGGCGCGGGTGGATCAGCTTGGGAGCGCCAACAGCGACCAGCCCGCAATCACCGGGCATCAGGAGATCACCATCCGGGCCACGCTCTCCGGCACCTCCAACACCTTACAGGCGGCGCACCGTGCGCAGACGAGTAGCGATGTCTCGATCACGTTCAGCGACTCCCCCCGCTCGCT